TCAGAACCCCAATTTATCCCGCAACCCGTAATACCAAGCCCCCAACGCCGCAAACGGCGTACGCAACAACTGACCGCCAGGGAAAGGGTAGTGGGGCAGGTCCGCAAACGCATCAAAACGCTCAGCCTGACCACGCAGCGCCTCAGCCAGGACCTTGCCCGCCAGGTGCGTATACGTCACGCCATGGCCGCTGCAGCCCTGGGAATAATAAATGTTATCCCCCAGCCGCCCGACCTGCGGAAGACGCGACAGCGTCAGCAGGAAATTTCCGGTCCAGGCGTAATCAATCTTCACATCCTTGAGCTGCGGGAAGGCCTTGAGCATCTTCGGCCGAATGATCGCCTCGATGTTCGCCGGATCCCTCGCGCCATACACCACGCCGCCACCGAAGATCAGGCGCTTGTCGCCCGTCAGCCGGTAGTAGTCGAGCAGGTAGTTGCAATCTTCGACGCAATAATCCTGAGGCAGCAGGCTATGCGCCAACTCATCACTCAGCGGCTCGGTGGCGATTACCTGCGTACCGCAAGGCATCGACTTGGCCGCCAGCTCCGGCACCAGATTGCCCAGGTAAGCATTGCCCGCCACGATAATGAACTTGGCCCTGACCTTACCCTGTGGCGTATGCACAACCGGGCTGGCACCACGCTCGATGCGCACTGCTGGCGACTGTTCATAAATCACCCCGCCCAGCGACTCCACAGCCGCTGCTTCGCCCAGCGCCAGGTTGAGCGGATGAATATGCCCACCGCTCATATCGAGCATGCCGCCCACATACTCATCGCAAGCCACCACCTCGCGAATGCGCCGCTGATCCAGCAACTCCAGCTGGGTATGCCCGAAACGCTCCCATAAACGCTTCTGCGACTCCAGGTGGCCCATCTGTTTAGCGGTGAGGGCGGCGAATACACCACCGTCCTTCAAATCACACTGAATCTGATACTTCGCCACCCGCTCGCGAATGATTCGTCCACCCTCAAACGCCATGTTGCCCAGCAACTGCGCCTGCTGAGGACCGACGCTGCGTTCGATCACATCAATATCGCGGCTATAACTGTTAACGATCTGTCCGCCGTTACGACCCGAAGCCCCAAAGCCGACCTTGGCGGCCTCAAGCACGGTGACTTTGAAACCGTTCTCCAGCAAAAACAGCGCAGAGGACAGGCCGGTGTAACCAGCGCCGATCACGCAAACATCCGTCTCGACGTCATCCTGCAGGGCAGGGCGCGGAGGAACCGGGTTGGCCGATGCGGCGTAATAGGACGCTGGATAGGATGTGTTCGCCATTCTGCAACCTCTGTTTTATATTTTTTACGAATGCAGCGATCCTACCCGAGATAAAAATCGGCCGCCAGCCACCGCCAAATCTTCGTCGCATCGGCGAAATTAAATATTTTGCATATTCATAGGGTTAGGTGAAAAAAAGGTGTTGACACCCCTCCGGAATTCCGTAGAATGCCGCCTCACAGCAGGCACGTAGCTCAGTTGGTTAGAGCACCACCTTGACATGGTGGGGGTCGTTGGTTCGAGTCCAATCGCGCCTACCAAACAAAATCCGCTCTGCTGGGCGGTCTAGAAGGGCTCACCGAAAGGTGGGCCCTTTTTTGTTGTCTGCGATTTGCAAAACTCTTGCAAAACCCCACCTCACAACGCCAATTCGGCCCCCACCTCGACGTACTCAATTGTCTTGTTGCCGTGCTCCTCCTGGTAGTGTCTGGTCATCTTCTCGTCCGCATGGCCCAGCAGCGCCTGGATATACTCCTGCGGGAAATTCTGCTGCTCATACAGCCATGCGCCCAAAGCGCGGATCTCATGAAAAGTGGGGCGCTCGCCGGCCGGCACATGGTCGTAGGCGTGTGCCGCGTCTCGGGCCTTGCTGAACTCCTTGGTCAGGTAGTCCGGTGTCATCGACGTCCAATGGTCCTTTGCGTCGATCTGCTATGGGCTCCAACTACACAAAGGTCGCTGCACAACGGTGGCGACATTATCACCCCCACTGTCCCATTCAGCGGCCTGCAAAGCGATATCGCGTCCTTCCTGGCTGGCGTGGGAGAAACAGCCCCGGGCGGGACCGGCTGCTTCGTTCGGCTGGTGGAAAAGCTGGACCCCTGGATGTATGGCGCCGTCGGCGATGATGTAGCCAATGACCTGGCATCGATTGCCAAAGCTGTGAGCCGCCTTGGCGTGATCAGCAAAACAATCGACTTCCGCAACCAGTCCTTCTATTGCGGCCCGATTACCGTCAACGAGGCCGCACTGTTCACCATCACCGAAAAGGACAACATTCGAGTCGAGGGTATGCCAAAGATCCGGGTTGATAACCAGCTCGGTACGTCACCGGCACTCCAGTACACCTCCATTTTCGAAGTGATCGATTCGAACGACCCATACATTGAGTGCCATGCGATTTCTGACTCTCATGACAAGAGCGCGCCGCGCGGTCCGGTAGCGGTCAACTTCAAAAACGTTTCGAAGACGGTTCGCGGCGGGCGCGTCGTAGCCCTCTGCGAAAAAGGCCTTGGGGCATTCCAGACCCGGCGAATCAAGGACGCCGCCATCAAGCGCGATCCATTAGACCCGACCTGGCATGGGGTCACTTATGAGGTGGAAGTCGTTGATTGCGAGTATGGCGTTCGCCTTGTGGCTTCCGGGGATGGTTACCAGGGGAGGATCAAATCCTTGCGAGCGGGCCGGTCATTCTTCCCGGTCGGCGTGAACAACCACATTTGCCACATCGACAGCGAAGCGCCCGAGCTCATCAGTGATGTGCTGATCAAGGCCTATGCAGACAACGTGGAGAACATCGTTGTTTTTCTCAACCAGCGCAATGCCGATGGCGCTGCGTGGCCTGTAACGATCGAGCACCAGAACAACACGGGCGATACATCGATCACGAACATTCAGCTGTACCTGAACATCACCGGACGGGTTAACTCCCGGGTGTTTGTCACAGGAGAGACGACAAAGGAATATGTTCGGGTCGGCAGCGTGTTCAACTCGTCCGGCACACTGCAAACTTCAACCACCTGCATCACCGACAATATTTTTATCCGTGGAGCACCGAAAAGCCTCGGCGTCGTTACAGGTATCAGGGATCCGATCCTGAATTTGCCAACGGCAACAACGAATCCCGGAAGGATTTTCGTCGATTTTATCGATACGCAGCGGACAACCAACGGCTTCACCATCATCAATGGCGGGATATTCAAAGCCAAAGCGGCTGGCAGCCTGGCGACAAACCCTGCTCGGGTTGATTTGCGAGATTGCTATCCGTCGGGCGGCACCTTCTTCGTGGAGACCCACCTGAATGCGAACTTCGCGGACAACACCATGGCTAACTCCCTATCGAGGGGGGATCTGATTTTGCTGGCCATGGACAGCGCAGGGGCGGGCAGCATCATCGGAACGACGTCCATCTACAGCCATGCCCGCGGCACGGCCCCAACGGTTACATTTTCCGTGGTTTCTGGAACGCTCGTAGCCACTGGCGCCGGTTCAACGGCATCCAGTGCCGAAACAAACCTCTGCGTCCAGCCGCTTGGAGGCCGCTTCATCTGACCAGCCATGCGCCGCCAGGCCCAACTGGGCTTTTTGGCGGCGCATATTGTGCAATAATGTATCGCTATCGGTACATTATTGGTCAGGAGGCGCAGTGTCGTCGAAATACATATCAGGGATTGATGGTCTTAGGGCTATAGCGGTCCTTAGCGTTCTTCTTTTTCACGCCGGGTTTACTTCTTTTGCAGGTGGGTATGTAGGGGTAGACGTATTTTTTGTAATAAGCGGATACCTGATAACCAACCTGATCCATTCAGAAATAAACTCGACAGGTAAGTTTGATTTTGTTCGGTTCTATTTGCGCAGAGTAAGGCGTCTGTTTCCTGCGCTATTTGTTATTTTCTTGTTTTGCTTGATTGGCGGCTTTCTTTTGTTCACGCCGCAGCATTTCATGCGAAGCGCTGGCGAGTTGATCTATTCGATTTTCTCACTTTCGAATTTTTATTTCTGGAGCGAGAGCGGTTACTTCAATACCTCATCAGAATTCAAGCCCCTCCTGCATACTTGGTCGCTGAGTGTCGAAGAACAGTTCTATTTGATCTGGCCGCTGTCCCTTTTCCTGCTGATAAAATATCTTCCCAGGAAGCTCCTGATTCCCGCTGTTGTGGTTGGCGGGCTTGTCAGTCTTGGGCTAAACCTTGTGCTGCAAGATGGGCATAGCAGTACGCTTTCAACCATCAGCCCGCTGATTGCGTCATGGTTTGCAGATGGTCAATCGTCGATCTTCTATCTGACTCCGTTCAGGATCTTTGAGTTTGCCATTGGCGCTCTGTGCATATGGCTGCCTGCCGTAAAGTCTCGCGACTCCATTCTGCTTGATGTGCTCCTTGCCATTGGCTTGGCGTTGATCTCCTACTCGATATTCGCATTCGATGAAAGAACGGTTTTTCCTTCTTACAATGCATTGATTCCGTGCATTGGCACCGCCCTGGTAATTTATTCATGCGGAGCCAAAAGACTTGGATTTCTGGTCAGTAACAAGCTGTCGATCAATATCGGCCTTATCAGCTATTCAGTTTATTTGGTTCACTGGCCGATAATCGTTTTTTACAAGTACTACACCATGAGCCCGCTCGGTCTGATGGAGAAGTGCGCGATAGTGGCTATTTCTATATTGCTCGGGCGGTTGCTCTATACTTTCGTGGAGACACCTTTCAGAAGGAGCAAATCAGAGAGCCCAGCATCAGATGGTTACCGATTCGGTCTTGTTTGTACGATGCTATCGATGGCCCTCATCTTACCGGCGGCTACTGCATGGGGTGGTGGTGGCTGGGCTTGGCGAACCGGGGCAATGCCTGCATGGGTGACCGCTCAGCTAAATAATTCCAAACAGTTCCACGTCGACCAGTACGGCGGCGCTGGCTACCCATACAACGGCTGGATCAGCGGCGGGGCCTCTTCAGTTGCTGACCTCGTGGTCCTGGGCGACAGCCATGCCCGCCATTATGCCGAGGGCCTGAACAAGGTCATCGGCGGCCCTAAATCGAAGAGCATCTACATCAGCTCAACCAGTTGCATTCTTCTGCCGGGGATTACCCGGCTAACGCCTGGCGAGGATTGGGACAAGCTTTGCGCTGGCGCCTTGAACTCTGCCATTCAGGTGATAAAGAAGAGCCCTGGCGCGGCGGTGATGCTTAGCGAGAGCTGGGGCGAACAGCTCCAGATGGGTGGCCTCATGGAGTCCAGGACATCAATCCCTGGGGGGAATACCGATCAGGGCTACCGCTTCATCGCGAGCAAGATCGACGAGCTTAGGGAGGCAATTCGCGGGCACCAGTTGATTCTGGTCGGTAATGTCCCGGGCGCAGGAAGCCCGGACGTCATCGGCTGCTTTGCCAGGCCCAAGTACCTGCCAGTCGATTGCGCCTCGAAGCTTGTGCGGCGAGAAGCAGATATCCCTACCCGGTCAGGGAACTTGATCCTCGAGGAATATGCAGGCTCGAAAGATGGCGTGACGTACCTGAATCCGTATCAGGCCTTTTGTTCTGGCGGCTACTGCCGGGCGATTGGTGATGATGGGGTTTTCTACAGCGATACCTACCACCTGTCCAAGCGTGGATCGATAGAGTTCGTCAGGCACTTTGAAGGGGATATCTTGGGCGCGCTCAACCAGAAGGCCAAGGTTTCCAGCCTGGGTGAATAACCCGGGGTGGTATGGTGCTGGCGGCCGGCCGGACTGCGGCGCTACGGAGTAACCAGATCCGCCCAGACCTGCATCATTTCCCTGCGCTGCTCCAGGTACGCCGCATGGTTGTACACGTCGCGGATGAAGCTGGTGTCGGCGTGTGCAAGCTGGCGCTCGATCCTGTCTCGGTTATATCCGCGCCCGTTCATTTCTGTCGAGAACAGGTGCCGGAAGCCGTGGGGCGACTGCCGGCCGTTGAGCCCGCAAGCCTCCATGACGTTTGGCGTAGTTGGTGCCGACGGGCATGGGTGGATCGCTGCGGTTCGTGAAGAGGCTAGATCCCCATTTACCGTGCGAGACGTAGAGGAAAGTCAGGCAAAAGGACGCTGTCGAATTGTTTGCGTGATCGACAGAATGCCGAGAGGGGGGGACTACTACTGTAGGAATATCCAACGCTAACTTATTGATTCTTATGGAGTGATAAGGATGTTTTGTCTCGCTCAGAATTTGCAAGCTTTCCTTTATTTTTCATGGTGTTACACTGGCTTCAAGGTCACCTTGACATGGTGGGGGTCGTTGGTTCGAGTCCAATCGCGCCTACCAAACAAAATCCGCTCTGCTGGGCGGTCTAGAAGGGCACACCGAAAGGTGGGCCCTTTTTTGTTGGCGTACACATAAGGACATGGTCATGCGGGTTGTCACTTCCGTAACTTTTCTTGCTTTAGCACTTGCTGGTTGCTCTGGAATACCTTCAGTTCCATACGAAGAGCCTGCTCAATCAGAGGGAGTGGCGCGTGTTCGCCTTATCACGAACTCTGATGTGTACGGAGATAGCGTCGTTGGCAGTTGTGCTCCTGCTACCCGGCATAAGATGGCTGAAGCCGGACGTTTCGGGCAGGACGGTACAGCGAGCATCAACTATCCGCAGTATCCCCTGAAGACGGCGAGCATTGGCATACCGAAAAGAGTTTGGCCCGGTCTTATCGAGTATGTCCCTGCAATTCGGATGGGAGAAGGGGCTTACAAAGAGGTCGTAACCGAGTATCGCGTCAGGACGGATTTGCCATTCCAGATTGCGACCCGGGGCGCGACCATTGCGGGCAACGGCAGCTCTTACCGGACCTGTGGTGGCCAGGCGTTCGTTTACAAGCTGGAGCCAGGGAAAGACTACGAAGCGGTGGTAGGGGTGGATAGCAGACCAAGCGAAGATGGCGAGCCAGCGCTAATTTGCATGTTGGCGGTTCTCGAGTTGAGCGCGGTGCCTGGCACTTCCATTGTGGTCCCACAAAAGCTGACGCATGCTGCGGCTCCGCAGGTGCTTTGCAAAAACTAATAAGCACAGCCCGCCGTCGAGGGGGTTTTGCGTCTAGCAGAAACGAGAAAGCCCCGACTTGGATCGGGGCTTTTGCGTTGCGGCGGATAAAGGGAGGGCGACTTCAGGTTGTGCGCGAATACGTCCTGAAGCTACCAGATCGCAGAAAGGCCGCCTCTGCGCGAGCGAGCAGGGGGGGGCGGTACCCGTGGCTCTCCTTTCAGAAGGAGAACTGATGCCGAGCGCGAAAAGTCTGGGCGCTGGGGCGAGGTAAATAGGGTTTAGGTTTTTTGCGTGTGGTGCAAGGGAATTTCGGAAGTTGAGGTGGTGGTTGGCAGCGGGGACGATATCCCCGCTGCCTTGGTCGTTAGCCTGCCCTGATTAGCTTTTCGGCAATCCATTGCGCGATTTGCGTAACGACGGCGTTTCCGGCAGCGAAAGCCTCTGCAAGGTTGGCCGCATCCAGTCCGAGGCAAATCCCATCATCTTCAGACGTTCGCTGCCGCTCAGCCATCTGATGCCATCGGTGCGGGTGAGCGATGAAAGTTGTACAGCCCATAGCGATTTGTGAGCCTGCTTTGTTTGCCAATAGAGTATTGGCAGCCCATGCATCCGCGGGCCGTGGCCACGGGACCTTGCCAGACGCTGGAGGTATTGCTTCCACTGGCGCGGCGTCAGCCAGCAGCTCGATGGGGGGCATTCGTCGATGACCTGCGACCAGGAATATGCGACGACGTTGCTGGGGGACTCCGAAATATTGAGCATTAAGCACTCGCCAGCATCCCACATACCCGCATTGCGCAAGGGCCCCGATGACTGTTTCAAAGTCTTGGCTATCGTTGATAGCGAGCAGGTTAACGACATTCTCAAGCACCACCCAGCGAGGTTGTGTCTCTTTGAGGATTCGTATGACTTCCCAGAACAGGCCACTTCGTTGGCCGCGCAGGCCTCGGGTGTCTTTGTTGTTGGGTCTTGAGCCGGCGATGCTGATGTCTTGGCAGGGAAATCCGGCGGTGAGGACGTTGACGGGGCTGAGGTTGTGGGCGCCGCAGTGGCGCACGTCTTCGAACTGGGTGGCGTGAGGAAATCGATCGGCAAGGACAGCCCGGTTGGTGGGGTTGAGTTCCACTTGCCAGGCGGTTCGGTAGCCTGCGTTTTCGAATCCGACATCAAAACCTCCTATGCCTGCGAATAGGCTTCCAATGGTGGGCTGGGGCATGTCTGCTCTTTTTTGGGCAGATGCTCAGGGCATTCGGATAGGAGGCTCGGGGCCTTCAGGTGATTGAGTGTCCGGCAGCGCGGGCACTTGATTTGTAGGTCTATGAAACTGCGGACGTTGGCGAGTTTGCGGTGGCACTCGCCACAGCGAATTTCCTGCATGGTTATGTCCCTTGTATCGCCGGCCACCCGTGGTCAAGCATGTCGGCTGTATAGGTTCCCTCGGTTAACGCCGTCAGTAGCTGACACTCCCGATCAAAGCAGGCTTGGACGTGAGCTCGTATGGCGTTAGCGATGTTGATTATCTGGGCTGCCGTTAGTGTGACCGGGCCGCTTAGTGCTTTCCAAACGCACACGTAGGTCGGGTCCATGACGGCAGATAACGCCGCCGCGGTGATCAGTGCCTGGCTGTCGCGGTGGGTATCGATATTCACGCCGTTGACGGTGATGCCTGCTGTTTCGTGTTGGTAGCGCACGCGGGCTATGTGTGCGGCATGGTCAATGGGCTCTTTGCGTTTAACCGTGAAAATTCCGTCCGCGTGCTGCATGCCTGGCAGCGTGTCGTCGGGACACGTTATCCAAATAAGAGATGGAGGGAATCTGTCTTGCGGGTCTATGTTCGTCACTTCGACGACCGTTGCGTTTTCTATGCGTGCCCACATACTTGTCACCATTGAATTGTGACCTGTCCATCCGCGCCATCAGGGGCGGCGCCGCCCCCACGTCCGGCGCCCCCGTGACCAGGAGTTATGGGTTTGGCGGCATCCGTCCATGAAGGAATCGACACTCCGCCGCCGCCAGCGCTCCCGTGAAAAGACTTGTTGCTGGCATCGCCAATAGGGTGACCACCTGGTCCAAGGCTGTGATTCTCGTCCCCCCCCACCCCTTTTCCTCCAAGGGGTGCCTTCTCATTAATCGAACCGCCACCGCCACCTGTGGCCGCTATGGCGTTGCCAAATGATGAAGTCCCACCCGCGGTGCCGGCCCCCCCGTCAACCAAAGCGCCAATGCCGCCCGCGCCAACGGTGACTGTCACTGTGGTTTGGCCGCTGAGTTCATGAAGTTTTCGGGCTATCCCTCCACCAGCACCACCGGAGGGACCTGGGAGTGTTGTAGATCGAGCCCCACCGCCGCCACCGCCGATGACCTCCACCCAGACTTTGGTTACCCCCGAGGGTACTTTCCAAGTAAATACTCCGGGCACTTTGTAGACCTGCCGACCACGAAACGGGAACACGGTCCTGAGAACGTGTGGCGTCACTATTGAGCCGTAATCGGTCCCCTCTATGACCATAGACGGAGTGGCAATACGTGCAATGCCTGGGGTAACTATCGTTGCTTGAACCACTTTGGCGCTGATCGCTTGAAATACTCTGAGCGCATTCATCGGTTTTTTGGTATCGGTTCCTTTTTCTGCATCCCGTAGGCTCGCAAAGCTAATGCCGGAGCCGTCGAGGAAAGACTCTATTTTTTTCTTTAGCCAGCTCGTTCGGTTCGCCAGCTGTTTGGCTTGTTGATTGGATATGCCCTCTGGCCCGCCTAGAACGGGATCGGAGGTTTCGAGCTGGTAAACACCTGGTGCCCATTCTTGAGACTCGGGTAAATCGGCCATTAGCTGCTCCCATGGTTGTATTGGCCGTCGTAGCACGCCACAGCGTTGTAGCGGATGGCGACGGATTGATAGTCGAGCGACACCAGGCGACAGCGCGCCGGGGCGACGGAAAGAAGTAGGCGTCGCAAGAGCACCGCTTGGTCGTTGGTGATGACGCGTTTTAAAACGACCCGGTACAGCGACCAGATGGAAGGCTCGGTGCTTGGCTGCGCATGTATCCCTTCTAAAAGTCTGACTTCGCCGAAGCCCAGCAGGCGGATGACTTCTCGGATTGCCCACGGTGTGCCTTTGAAACGGTGCAGTTCACCGGCACCTTTAATCAACTTACGTTTGGCTTCTTCGGATTCAGCCAATTGCCAGGCTGCTTCGTCCAACAGTGAGAACTGGTCGGCCAGGATTGGAAGCAGCGAGGGTTTCACTAGATCGATCAGGTAGACCAACATCACGTTAAGGTCGAGATCATCTAAGGCTTGGTTAAGCAGCTCACACAGCAGTGCGAAACGTTCATCGCCGGCCAATGTCGGCGGCAGCGGCTGTTCAGTCATGGGCCACTCCGGCATCGATCAAATGAATGGCGGTACAGTTTGCCCACTCGTTGCCCTGCAACTCGCGCAGATCGGTCGGTAGCAACACATGGGCGCGGTATACGCCGGTAACCTGAAGCAATGCGGTGAGTTGTTCTGGCACCAGATCGCGACCGAGACTGGCACGGCATTCGTCTGCATAGGCCCGGGCGGCGGCCTGGGCGGTGGCCATGGCGACACTTCGGTCGGCGTGGGCATAGAAAGTGATGTTTGCCTTGATTTGATAGGCGACTTCGACGGGTGACAACGCGCTGACCGTGTCGCACAGAGGGCGGAGTTTTTCGCCGCTGATCTGGTTCTCGATGCGTCGGAGTAGATCGTCTGTTGGCAAGCCCGAGGTGGTCAGCGGGAACAGCGCGACGTGGCCGTCTGGCTGGCCTTCGTCTGGGCCCTGTACGGCGACGTCGACGATGGACTGGTGAACGGCCAGGGTGTGATACCGATAGGCTGCGCGGCTGCCCGCGTTGCTGAAGGCTTCGGGGGCCAGGATGATGCGTTCGCGGTAGCGGTCATCGTCTTCATCTTGGGCACCGTGGGCGGTGACTGTCGTGTTGCTTGCGGTCAGGCCCGGCGCTGGTGAGTTGCCGAGGACGCTGATCTGTCCGGCGGTCCAGCCGTTGCCGTGTTCGCCGACGGTCGTGCTGGTTGCGGTGACGGTGACTTGGCTTTGACCGACAGCTATCACCACGTCCCGATCGGTGATGAAAGTGAGCTTGGCATCCTGGGTACTGATGCGAGTACCTATTGGGATCAGCAGTGGCTGCGTCACGGCCGCAGGCATGGTGAAGCGCACGGTGCAGCGGGCGGCCTGGGCGAGCAACCTGGGCGTGGCGACCAGTTCACCGAGATAGTCGAGGATCGGGCCGCGGGCGAATCGCACCAGCAGTTGTTCGCCGGCATGCTGGATGCTCATCTGCAACCGGGACACCGAGTAGGCTATCTGGTCGATGTAGAGTCGTTCGATTTGGGCGGGGTACAAGGTTTTGCGCGACTTCTGTTCATAGCGGGCGATTAGCTGAGCTTCCAGCGCGGCGGGGTCTATTTTGATGAACTCGGGTTTAGGCAACTCGCGCATAAGGCACCTCGGTCAACTGCTGTATTTCACCGGCTACGCGCCATTGCACCCGCACCGTCACTAGCGCTGCATCGATCTGGATCTGCACCTGAACTACCGAGACGCGGGGTTCCCATTGGCGAACCGCGTCGACGGCTTCGCGCACTAGGTGCGGTGTGACGCGGTTAGTGGGCCAATCGAGGTACAGGTGCAGGTTGCTGCCAAACTCTGGGCGATGGGGATCGCTGCCTTTGGGCGTGCAGAGGATGATGCGGATGGCCTGGTCGATGTCGCGCAGGCCCTGGACCACCTCGCCGGAGGTTCCGAGGGTGGGCTGCCAGTGGGCGGCGGTGATGCTGGTGTGGGGAATGGGCTTCGTCATGAGCCCATGATGTGAAAGTTTCTCGCTCTAAGCTTTTAATCGAATTTAAAGACCAATGCAGGTTAGATTAGAGGTCCTCACGGAATTAGGGCTGCGAAAATGAGTAAGACTGAGGTTGCCCCAAGCTTCAGAGCAGAAAGCTTCAACTGTCCACGGTGTGGCGCTTTCGCGGGGATGGTGTGGATTGATTTGCTCCTGAACAGTAATGAATACGCTTCTATAGCCGTCTCAATTTGCGCTGCTTGCAAGAAGCCAAGTGTGTGGCTTGATGATGAAAAGTTCATAGGTCGGCTACGGCCCGAACTACCAATGCAGGGGCTTCTTGGGGGGCGTCAGAGCCTAATATTTCCTCTGGAATGCGTTGCGCCTCAGGCAGAGGATGATATGCCTGCGGATGTTAAAGTTGATTTTGAAGAAGCTAGGTTGGTTTTTACTCACTCTCCTCGTGCGGCAGCGGCCTTGTTGCGCCTATGTGTGCAGAAGCTTTGCCAAGAACTTCTTGGCAAAAAAGGCGACATCCATAAGCAGATCGGCGAGCTCGTGGACAAGGGGCTCCCTACACGGGTACTAAAAGCTTTTGACACTATCCGTATCTTCGGAAATGAATCTGTACATCCTGGAACCGTGAATCTCAACGACACCCCAGACATTGCGCTCGCGCTTTTCAGTTTATTGAACATGGCGGTTCGTCACTGCATTACAGAGGAAAAGGAACTGGAAGCGATCCGAGCTCTGACACCGGAAGCCAAGCGCCGAGAAATTTAGCTACCATCCAAGCTGTTCCCATTCAGGATGAGCGCCAAATGTCCAAGTATGTCGCCCCCACTATCGAAGCCAAAGCCTTCACCTGCATGTTTTGCTCGGTGCTCACAACGATGACTTGGTTTCCGTTATCGTTCCTAAAAAATCAAAGGTACGGACGATCCGAGTTCCAATTGTGTTACTGCGACCATTGCGGTCAACACAGCTTGTGGTTGAACACTACCGAAATCGACTTTGAAGATGAGGTTCCTGTTACCGGTCGATTGATCTTGCCTGCAACCGCTGCCGCGCCCGTCGCTCACGTCGACCTTCCACCGGATTGCAAAGTAGATTTTGAAGAAGCCCGCGAGATATCCAGTCGGTCTCCTCGAGGGGCGGCCGCGTTGCTTCGGCTATGCCTCCAAAAACTATGTATAGCGTTGGGTGGTAAAGGAAAAAGGGTTGATGACGACATCGGTATGTTGGTACGTAATGGCCTTAATCCAAAAATCCAGCAAGCCTTCGACGTTGTCCGAATCACCGGAAATCATGCGGTGCATCCCGGAGAAATATCCCTAGAGGAGAATCCTGATCACGTCACGGTGATGTTTGAGATGATCAATCTCATCGTAGAAGAACTGATCACTCGTCCTAAGCAAATAGAAGACCGCTTCAACAGCTTACCGACAGGCGCTCTGGAAGCGATATCTAGACGTGATGCCCCAAAACTACTAACTAGTGACGGTGGTGATTAGAGTTTCCACCGACGTCCATCATGGTCCCTGTTGCACTCACATTCCCGTTAACCTGCAGGTCGCCATTCAACGTCACCTGCGGGATGTCCAACGTCGCCGAAGGTGCCTTCACCACCAGCGGCCCTGCTGCTTCAACCCTGATACTCCGCCCGCACTTCACGATCAAAGCCCCCTCGCAATCCAGCCTCATCACTCCCGCCTTGCGGTCATACGTCGAAACCGTCCCATCACTGAACCGCACAAAATCCGTGTCTTCATCCACAACCGGCGGCGGTTCAGCGGTTGAGTAGATGCCGCCCAGGTACACACCACCCACCCCATCCGCATCGAGCAACACCGCAACCTGTTCGCCCAATTCGGGCATGAGCGGTCGCCGCTTTGTGCCTTGGGTATTGCGCTGCGGGATATTGAGCCAATAGGTCTGCAGGCCGTCGCGGTCGTCCAGGCGGACGCGGATGCGGCAGCTTAAATAGTCGATGGCGCTGACTTCGCCGTAGGCCAGTTCGATGCTCATGGGGTTGGCTCTTGGTGGGGTTTGCGGACGCGGCAGACGTGTTTGTCGACGGTGTAGCCGCCGGTGCGGATGATGCGATGGTGGGATGAGGTGATGAGGTAGTGGCCGCCGAGTTGGCCGGCGGCGGCCAGGACGATGACGTTGCCGCTGACCAGGTTGGGTTGGCCCATGGCCGTCCAGCTACCGGTGGTGCGTTCGCGGTTGGCTTTGGCCCGTTCGGCGTTGGCTTTGGCTTTGGCCGCTTCGGTTGAGGCGCTGCGTTTGCGGCTTTTTCGGGTGTCGCCGCTGGTGGTGGTTTGGCTGAGGCTGCTGGGCGCGGCGACGGTTTCGCCGTTCTCGATTTTGTAGGTGATCAGTTGTTTGCTGGTGGGGTCTTGGTGTTTGAGCTCGATGGCCTGGGGGACGTCTTTAATTTGGTCGCGCAGGTTCACATGGCTTAAGTCCTGGAGTATCAGCGTTGCGACTGGTGCGGTGTTGGTCAGTTCGCTGATGGCATGGAAGACCATGCGCTGGCCGTTGATCTTGAATGTGTAGTCGTACTCGGCAGCCAGGTTACGCAGGAAGGTCAGGTCGGCGTCTTGCTGGGTTATACGGTCGAGCGGGATCGGCTGGATGTTGCCGATCAGCTGTAAGCCTTGGCGCGTGGCGATCTGCTGGGCGATGGCGGCCAGTGTGGTGTTTTCGTAGGCGTGATGGTGGGTGGTGCGTAGCGCTGCTTTGATGCCGGTGGCCAAGCCATGCAGCGTGATGGTTGAGGGTGGGCAGTTGAGTTCGAGTTCGTCGATTTCGAACCGGCCGAGGGCGCGCAGGGGCTGGCCTTCCCAGCCAATGGACAGTGCCAAGCTGTCGCCGTGGCCTGGGTACCATTGATCGCGCCATTTGCCTTGGGTGTCTTCCAACTCGACCGCCAAGCTGTCGGCTTTGCCGGTGAGGAAATCGGTGTAGGACAAGGACAGCAAGTGCTGGCTGACGTTACGGGTGATGTTGCGCTGCTGGTAGGTCAGTACAAAGCGCGCCTGTGGCACCTGCTGGGGAATCATCGCATCCATGGCGGGAGGTCTTCTGTGGTGGGCAGTGGTTGCAATACGGGGATGGCGAGTGTCAGCCCCGCCGGCAAGGTGGCGCTGATAGGAACGTGGGGGTTGGCCTGGACGATGGGTAAATAACGGTGAGCGTCGCCGTAATACCGCCAGGCCAGTTGGTCCCAGCGTTCGCCTTCGGTGGTGATATGCGCAATGAACATCAGCCCCTCCGAGTCAGGATCTGTGCGGCCAAGGTCGCCAGTCGGGTGTTGGCACCGTCCATTTGGCAGACGGCTTGGTCGAGGGCGTCTCGGGATGCAGAAAAACGCTCGACGAGGTTGCTCAGGTCCACGGGGTTCAGGCTGGCGCGTGCGCCCATGACATCGCCTAGCACCTGTTCACCCAAGCGCGATAAATCGGCGCCGTTGTGAAGCAGTCCTGCGGCAGTGGCTAACCCTTGCAGCGGCTCAATGGCCTGGGCTGTTTTACCGAGTAACTGCGGGACCTGTTCCAGAATCAGGGTGGCGTTACCGCTCTGGATCGTGTGGTAAACGTTTTGGCCTGCCTTGAGCACCGTGGCGGCGGTTTTCGCATGAGCGACCACTTCCTGCAGGGCGCTGGGCGATGGCTTCATGTGAGAGATCAAACCTGGTGAGCCGATGGTGGCGGCTGACGTACCGCTAAGGGCGTCGTCAAGTAAGCCGGGGCGCAGGGCTTTGCGCGTGAAGGCGCCGGTGTATTCCTTCAGGCTGAGTTGCACGGTGGCGGCTTTGACCTGCCCGGTGGCCGTGGCGCGCCGAAGTGTGTGGCTGATGTTGCTGATGACATAGGCCCCCAGGTATTCACCGCTGCCCATGACGAACGCCAACGGCTGGTGTTGGCTTTTGGCTAAACGCAACGCTCGTAGACGCTCTTCGGGGTCGCCGAGTACTGGGTGTAACTCGATGGTCAGGTGGTATTCATCCAGGCCTTCACCCATCCATTCCAATAACGGCTTGCCTTGGATGCGCGCATGTTCGGCCCAGTCGGCCGAGCCGCTGTGTTCTATGCCGCTGATGCCGCCTGCAACGGTGAATTCGATATCGCCCAAGATGGCAAACATTAGGCGGTGACCTCATTGGCGGGGCCGTAGCTGTGGCGGCGCTTGTCGTGTAGGTAGCGCTCCATTAACCGCACCCATTCGGCATAACTGGCGTGCAATCCTTGGTTGATTTGCTCCATGCCGGCGCCGCTGGGCACGTTGATCTGGGGCGAGAAATGGAAGGTCATGGGCCCTGCGGACTCAGAGGCGGCGGACCTTGCGCCAGTGGCGCCCAGCATGCTGGCCCGGGTCACCTGCGCCGGATTGGGCGGCGCCATGTCGACCGCGCTTTGTGCGGCCATGCTCCGCGCCGCCTGGCGGACCAACCCCGACTGGGCCTTGATACCCAGGGCCGCGCCTTCGCTGATGTTGGCGCCGTAACCGATGAAGACCCGGCTGGGCGACTCAATGCCCAGGGTTTCGGTGAACCAATCTTTAACGGATGCACCAATGCCCACGACGCTGTCTTTGAGGCCCCCGGCCATGTTGCCGATGCCGTTGACCAGCCCCGTGACGAGCAGGCCGCCGAACTCAGTGAACCTGCCCGGTAGCTCAATGCCGAAGTAGTTCATCACGCCGGAGAAGGCCCGGTAAAACAACCCCAATGGGGAGAAGTTGAGCAGTACCGCGAGAATGCCAGACAGGCCGCCGTCGAAGCCTGCGCGTACTTCGTTCCAGAGGCCGGTAAAGAAGGTTTTGATCGGTGCCCAATGGCGATAGATCAAGTAGGCCGCCAGGGCGATGCCGGTGATCGCCAACCCAATGGGATTGAGCATCAGCGCACGACCGAGCCAAAGGACGGCTTGCCCGACAAGCTTCAACCCGACCCACAACGTACCGCCCAGCATCTTGCCCAGGTGCAGCGCACCACGGGCGACCTTGAGCAGGCCCGCGCCGGAACGGCGTAACCCTGTGATGAGCGGCGTGAATTTGCCCATCTGCCACATAGCGCGAAGCATCGCCCACTTGGCGGACAGCGTGGTGACGGTGGTGGTCAGGGCCACGAACGGCGCCATGACCAAATGGGCGCCATAGGCCACGCCGATGAAGGCCAGTTTGCCCAGCAACAGCCCGCCGACCAGGCCGACCACGCCGCGAATAAGGTCCGGGTGCTGCTCTGCCCAGGCCGAGAACGAACGCATGAGCGGCACCACGGCGCGGCTGACGTCGACGATGGCGGGCAGCAGCGCGCTACCGACGGAAAGGCCAACGTCGGTCAGGTTATTGCGCAGCTCTTTCAATTGCTCTTTGGAACTGCCCATGCGCTTGGCCCAGTCCTGGTCCAGCAGGCCTTGGTCGGCGGCGCTTTTGCTGTCTTGTTCGATGCTGGCCAGATCCTTTTGATTGGCCAATGCCGGCCGAACAAAGGACAAGACCTGTTGGTCGGCGAACAAGGCGCCGAGCTTATAAACTTCGTCGAGCCGAGCCAGGGCCATGGCCCGTTCTTGCTCATCCTTGATGTCCAGCGCCTTGCCGTACTCGGCCGCCGCAGTCGGGGCCTTTTTGCCCAAGTGCGCGGTGAGGATGTTGAGCATGGCCTGTGCCGGGGACAGGCCTTCGCTGACCAGGTTTCTCATGCTGCCCTTGAGATCAATACCGGCTTTTTCAAAGGCCTTGAGCGTTTCTGGCGCAGTGATTTTTGAGAGGAAGTTCTTGTAGTTGTTGGCGGCTTCATCGTTGCTGCCGGCACCGCGACGGGCGATCTGCAAGGCGGCGCCGATCTCTGCCACGGCGCGCTTGCCGGTAATGCCCAAGGCTGCGAATTGGGGCGTGAGCTGCGGCAGCCACTTGGCCATGTCGGCCAGCTCGAATTGACCGCTTTTACCGGCAAAGGCCAGCATGTTCATAGAGCGCTCTAGGCCTGCGGCGCCAATGCCCAAGTTGTCGTTGAGCGCGATGGCAACCGAGCCCAAGTCCTTCATGCTGGCGCGGGTCGCGGTGGCGGTTTTAGCCATGACCGGGGCGTACGCGGCGAGCTCTTTCAGGCTGTCGATGCCGCCTGCGATGAGTATGGCGGTGCCGTTGGCGACCTCGGTTTGGGTCTGGTTCCATCTGAGCGCCGCACTGCGCATGGCCAAACTTAGGCGCTGTTCTTGCGCCGTGTTGAAGCCGCCGGTGATGGCGATGTCGCGGGTCTGGTCCTGGAAATCGACGGCGGTATTGAATGACCGCAGCACGGGGGCGCCCAACGCTACACCGGTACCGATGACCTCCATGGCCTGGCCACGTAGCTCACGCCGTTGGTTCTTGAGGGCCGCACCGCGCTCGATGCTGGCGGTGAGGCGGTCTTGCTTGGCTTTGAGCTGGTCGATGGTGTTGCCCAGCGCATCGTACTGGCGGCGCAACTGCACAAGACCGGTGCCGCCACGTGCCAAGGACGCCGATAGCGCGTTACCCACGGCCTGCTGCTTAACCGCAAGACCATCAGTGGCCCGACCGAGCTGCTGCACGGTGGATTTGGCTGTGCCGAAGGCCGCGTTGAAACTGCCTGAAACAACCCCGCCGATTTTTAACCCCAATAGGACTTCATTCGCCATCGATCTTGCTACGCTTTGGGCATGTTAGAAAAAATCGCGCTACGCACCGCCCACATCGTTTACGCACTGGCCATCGGCGCCAGTGTGATCTGGCTTGCCTGGCTGTGCCTGGTGCACTTGCCGTTGTGGGCGGCGGTGTTGGCGTTCTGTTTTGGGCTGCCGCTGCTGGCCTTGGCGGCCGCCCCTTTGGCGGCAGGCGGCGCGTTGCTGGCGGGGCTGGCGGTGGGTGTTGTGGCGCTGATCAGCCACTGGCTTTGTCGGCCAGTTCGAGCCGGCGATTGATCTCACGCTGACACACCTCTACCCAGCGCCAGTACTCCACCAAGTCGAGCTGGGCGATCTCAGAGGGCTGCATCCTGAGCACCAGCAACAACGCTTCGTCCCAGGAGTGCAGCAAGGTCACGTGCGGCTGCCATTTCCCGCAACACCTCGGTGGCTAGTCGGGAGTCGGCGATGTCGAATTCGCCCAGGTCTTCGAGGGTGATGCCCAGCATCTTGGCCACCAGAAGGTCCTCCATGGCGCCTTCGTCTTTGGTCACTGCTTGAGCGGCGGTGATGTCTTTGCGTTTGAGGCGTTTGATGGGCAGCGTCGAGATCTGCTCGCCGCTGCCGCTGGTGAACGGGAAATTGAGGGTAAGGGTCAGTGCATCGGCCATCGTTTTGCTCCAGGTCGATCGGTGAGATCGGTTGCTCTTTCGTTGAGCCCTGATGATGACGGTGCGTGTGGATGCTGGCTTTTAATCGGATTTAAAGACGGTTCAGGCTGCTTTGTAAGGCGTTAATCAGACCCCGATACACAAGGAGAAAAGAAATTATGAGTGAGTCGAACAGAGAAAAATTTAATGATCTGATCGCTCAGATAATGAGCAAACTGATCGATGCTTGTCCTATGCCTAGGGGCTTGGGCGCGGCGGATTTTGGCCTTCCGGTAGGCCACGTAGATCCTCAATCGGAGTATTACGTTGAAACACTTGAGGAATCATTTTTGAACGCCTGCATTCGGTGGCTCAGAGATGAAGAGCTTATCCGAGGGAGCTCGGAGTTCGTGGTTACGGGCCATGGCCTGGAAGTGTTCGATAGCCTACCCGACTGCCTGAACAGGCATTGATACCTACGATCATTCCCGTCACGGCGGGAATGACTAACTCTTGCAACAAACTGGAGACCGGATGGAAGACGAAATAACGATTGAAATCGATGGCGTGGAGCACACCGCTCTGTACAGCGTGTTCAATGACACATTGACAGTATCACTGCCCGATGGAAGCCAACGTTGGACGGAACTGCGTGGGCTTAACCCAATCAGTGCCGCGAAGTTTCATTTGCGCGTATACCTTGACAGTGTTGCCAAACAGAAGAAGCAAGAAACACTATAGCTTTGCTGATGCTTTTGTTGTGAGGCGCTTGTGGCGCCCCACAACAATGCCTGACGACTACCCAGGCTTGTGGTTATCCAGTACCCGATTGACCGCTAACTCACCCAACATGATGATCCGTTGCAGCACCAGCATCGTTTGGCGTCTTGGGCCGTCCGTCAAGTCGGTGAGATCGCTGACCATCACGCTGGCGGATGCCAAGGATTCGCACGCCTCAACGAGCAACGTTTCGTCATCCACCGCTGCGTCGATGGTGAAGATCGTGTTGGGCTTGCGGGGCTGTATCTGCGTTTTCGTTGCCCCGGGGTTCAGGTAGTGCTTGAGCGCACGGTCTGCCGCCTCTTTCAACTTTTCGGGGTCGAGAGAGTCGCCGTAGAGTACCGAATCGATATCCGGGGGGTTGGGAGTAACCTTGAACATATAACTAATTCCCTCAGCTGGGGCCGCAACCGTTCCCTACTAAAAGAAGGGTGGCGGCTGTACGCAGGTTAGTAGACCGGCGGAATTAGTAAAACCGGCGCGCCCAAGGGCGCCCTGCGCACAACCACCATCAAGTGCAGGCATAAAAATGCCCTAACTGAATGGTACTTATGCACCTTACTAACACCTTCCGGGCTACTAAACCCGACCACTGATGGGCAGTGGCAGGTAAACGATAGAGGCCAGGGGCAAAGCGCACAAGCCAGCGGATTCTGACGCATGCGTAAGTAAGGACGCAAGGTCTCGTAGCCTTTAGGGCGTAATGTGGAATGTATTTAAACGTGTCGTGCTGGATATGTTTGCGGCAATTAAACAGGGCGACTTTTCTTCGTTATTTCTTGGGGCTGTATTGTTGCAAATACAGTCTCTTATGGGATGCTTTGGGCTCGGTACAAAAAATCCCGAGAAACCCAATCGCCGCCCCTCGAACGCTGAGATTTTGTAGCGTCACCCGTGATCAACGGAAAGGAATTCTGTGATGGCAAAGCGTTATGAACTTCTCGGACGAGGCCTGGGGTATGATTTTCGAGCCGGGGGCGGCCCTGACTGAGCGATCGACTGATGCTCGATGGCGTGCTCTGAGTGCTCTGCTCGGTTGCTGCGCGGCGATATATGCCGGAGCGCTTTGGCCTATGGTCACCGGTATCAACGGTTTCGGGCTGACGAAAAGGGACATTCGATTAGATGCGTTTGATCGGCCCAAGTGCCGACAGCGCAACATCATCGAGCGGATGTTTGGCTGGCTGAAAGAGAATCGCCGGATAGTGATACGCTTCGACAAGTTCGCGAAAAGCTATGTCGCAATGGTCTCGCTGGATTGTTCCATGCGGTGTATGCGACATCACATTTCGTACAGAACCTAACCTGATCGAGAATACAACGTTGCTCAAGCCCAGCCATGTGCCTGCGGATCAATTGTTCATCCCTACCTATAACTGAAAAAGCCGCAGCTAAGCTGCGGTTTTTCTATCACTAGATTTGGATGTCAGCGTTTGGAGCGGTTGGCAGCCATCGCATTGTTGAAACCGATGGTGATGCCAGCCATGACCAGTTCGTACGCCAACTGATTGTACCCGCCGGCATCTGCTGCACGCCGATTGGCTGCTGCAGCGCCATAAATCCAGCGACCGTCAGGCATTTGGTAAGGGGCAGTGAAGTCGATCGGTGTTGTCATAATCGGATTACTCCTATTTTTGTGGCGCAACCGGACAAGTCGGAGGCGCTAGACGCGACTGAAACGATGCCACATAGGAGAAAGCTGCTTCAGCCGCAGTAGTTTGTGAGGCTCATGTAGTTTGGAATATCCATAGGTCACACACCCTATTGGTACCAAATGCCGCTGGATTTGCCAACGAAACCAATACTTTCAAATGAAAAACGTGAATTTTATCACATTTTTGCGTTGCAATTTCTATAGATGTGTGAATTTAGATTGACTTGGCCTAAATTTAGGCTAAAATAGGTTCAGTCGAGATCGCTCGGCTTTTGATATGAAATCGTCTGGGTGTTATGCCCATTTACCGAAGCCCTAACCGGCCCGGAGGATTCTCGATGCGAATTGAGACCATTAGCTACTTAAAGCAAAACGCAGCAGACCTGGATCTTGCAGAACCCATGGTCGTTACACAGAACGGTAAAGCCGCTTTTGTCATTGAATCGTACGCTGATCGTGTGAGACGTGATGAAGCAATTGCACTGGCTCGTTTTCTCGCGATTGGCTCGCGCGAGGCCGAGCAAGGTATGTACTGCTCTGTAGATGACTTCAAGACTCGCATGGCCAGGAGGTACCTAAATGACTAATTAACTGGAGGGCGTATGTCCAAAAAATACAATGTAATTCTTGCCAACACTGCACAATTCAGCATTGAAGATCAGATCCAATTCCTTGCTGGCCACGTCCCCACCCAAGAGTCCGAAGCTGCCGCCTATAGGCTTGTGGAGCCGCTGATTGACCGGTTCACCTCGCTTCTTGGTTCCGACCCCAAGGCTTATCCTGTGGCACCTGAACTTATCGAGTTCGGGATCACGCGGTATCGGCGTCTGCTTATTGGAAGCTACCGTGTCTTCTACGAGGTGAACGAGTCGTCATCAACCGTAACGGTCATTTTGTTCATCAACCAGGTGCAGAGCGTAGAACGAGCTTTGGTGAACTACGCCATTGTTGGCAGGCTGCCCTGACGCTGTTGACCGAATCAGAGTGTGAGCGAAAACCTGTGACATAAGCAAAGCTCCAATAAAGTGGGTGCTTCACCCACCTTTGAATTGACAACTCAAGTCGAACACGAGCCGCATTAACTGACGGCATTCAACCCATCATTTTTTCGTAGTGCTCTCCAAAACCCGTTTTTACAAAAACCCGCTTGAAACGCGCCACATAATTCTCCGGAGATATTTCTCCGAAATCATTCAGATTGATCGCGTCGGAATGAGACTCTCTATTTACGTATCGATAGAGGGCACGAAATTCAGTGTCTTCTTCCTCCAATGCCAGCAAGGTTTGTTGCAGCTCATCTTGCCGATGAACAAAAGCAAAGTAATATTCAAGAATGTTTCGCATCATGTTTGGGATCACATTTACGGATGTACGCCCTTCCTGTGCATCCTTAATGGTCTGCCAGAATGATTGATAGTCATTCTGTATTTCGTTGGGCTTCATTGGTGTGATGCTGCTGTAGGCAGCTTTAGTAATCCGGAATAGAGAGAACTCGTCCGATCTTTTCAAATGCTTCAGCATTTCGTGAAAGAAAAATAAGTTATGCGTGAGGATGAAAACCTGTTTAAAGCGGTCCTTAGGGCTGAGTACGCGACGATAAATTAGCGAGGCTATATCATAGATGTAGTTGTGCGAAAGGCTTGATATAGGGTCGTCAATAACGATGACGCGATTGCTTTTTAGCTTGCCTCCTTTGCTGTCTAGCTCTCCATTGCAGACCTCCAAAAAATATAAAAAAGAAATCAGAGTTTTCTCGCCTTCACTTAAAGTCTTAAATACACCTGTTGTTTGACTGGGACGTTGGAGCTTGTACTGGGGAAGCTCACCATCCTCCTTGACGAGGGTGAAACCCTTGAGGCCTAGCATATTGAGGGAGGCGTTGATGCTGTCGATGGACTGGTCAATGTTCGTAATTTTTGCTTTGCTTTCGATGATGACATCCTTGTGGACTTGTGCTTTTTGACGGATAACTTCGATCGCCTTACGCTTGTCATCGCTTTTCTTTTCGTGCTCCTCGTAAGCTTTCTTTGCAGAGACTATCAAGGGGTCGCAGTTGACTCTAAAACAGTCCCAGAACTGTACCTTTATTTTCTCCAAGTGAGTTTTCTTGTCTTTCACTTTTAGATTGAATGCATCAATCTTAGCTTGTTCGGTCGCGACTACAGCATTGAGTTTAGCCAGAATATCGCTTGTAGAATACAGGGTAACAGATACTGATGGGCTTGCTAATTTGGCTGATAGGCTTTGGATGTTTTTTTGCAGGTTAACTTCTAAGTCTGCAATAGAGGCTTGAAAAATAGGTAGCTGGTATTCCGGGCGACGATATTGAAGCTGGAGGCGTCCAGCTCCTGTTTCATATCTGGCCTTCAATGCAGTCAGTAATTTTATTTTCTCATCATAGGTCTTATCGAATACCTTCTTGATCTCATTGTAAAACCCTTCCGGAAGCGTCTGCTGACAAAATGGGCAACTTTGGTCTTCCTTGCTCACGAACCCCAACCCCTGCTTGACCCAATCTGAATTACCCAATTCGCGAATCAACGTTGAAAGGTAAGAGTCGCCGGAGCCGGTAATGACTTCCTGTAGCGCCGCATCTTGCTCAATGTCACCCTCCGAAAATCGGAAAACCGAGATGCCCGGCAATTCAGTGTCACTCGCAGATTGCAGCTGCGCAGCCTCAGCCATCAGTGTTTCAACTGTGTTGGATACTGGTAAGAGCTTCAGCTGGAGGACTTTTTCTGTCAGCTTTTCTTTCGTATGGAAAGAGGTAAAACAATACTTCAGTGCGGAGTTATCGAACGGTTTCTTAAGAGCCCAAAGCTGCTCTCGCAATTTTTCCTCATTCGCCTTGTGAGCCGCGGCGAGTGCAAGCCCCGCGTTCACTTCGATCTGTCGTTCTTCTGCGAGCTTCTTGAGCGCAGCCTCCGCAGCCTCCAGTGCCTTTTCAGCCTCAATGTTGCCTTCGTTCAGCGTGAACACGCCAGGTTGAGAGCTCGCGTGAAAGTTTTTCTCCGTGAAGGTGTGGTTGTACACCAGAACCTCACGTTCTGCGTCAGCAGGCTGAGTGCTGCATTGGTAATAGATTATATCCGCGGGATCCTGCAGAAAATTACCAATCGTGGTCTTCCCGGTTCCATTGTGCCCGTAGAACAGGTTGACCTTGGTCAGCGGCCCAATCGTTGAACTCTTGTCGGGGGAGTAGCTGGAAACACCACGCAGAATGATATTCTTTATCACGAGGCTATCCTTGGCAAATGAAGCGAGGACGGAGGTGAACGTTATGCTGTTCCCCAAGCATAGAGCTGAATAGCCATCATTGTTGGGGCCATCAAGAAATCCCAAGATTTTTGTTATATCTCCCCAACTGATCCTCCCCACCCACCCGAAAAATATTCGCCAAATAATCCAGCAACACCACCTCATCCCCATTGATCATCTGCCGCACGTAGGTCGCCGAAAACGGCGTCTCATATTTGGTCGGGTCACGCGGTTTGTGCGTGCCCAACTGATACTCCTTACCGGTAATGGTCATGGTCGTGACCAGCGGTATCTCATTGACCAGCCCTCCGTTGTTGAACACCTGTACGTTGGAACGGCATTGCAACTGCACGCTCTTGAACGGCGTCACCAGCTTCTTGGCCGCCTCGAAGTACAAGCTGTTCCAAGTGATTTTGCCCTCCAGCTTATCGATGCCATCCGGCAGCTCGATCAGCCCAACCATGCCCAGCCCCTGAAAGTCGCTCGACACGGTTTTGATGCTGCCTAGATCGATCTCTTCACACTTGCCAAAGAAGCTGGTGCCATCGAGATAGACGTTGGCATTGGAGATACGGTGTGCGCTAAAGCCTGCCATTTATGCAGCTCCCAAGTTGACCAGGTATTGCCCGGTGATTTCGGTTTCGAAGGTGCCGCGTTCAAAGGGCGGCGGTACGGTGAGTTTGTAGCTGAACAGTGCGTGGCCTTGTTCCAGTTCGGTTTGGGGATTGCGGGCCGGGTCGTACCAGCATTCGCCGCCGAGTAATGCGCCGTCACCGATGAGTTTGCGCAGGAACAAGTTCACGCTTTCGGTGATGCTGGTGATGAGCGAAGTGGTGAGCGGTTGATCGACGAACTGCAGCGCGCTGTAGCGGATGGATTCGTCGACGACGTCTTTGGTGCGGCGCACGTTTTCGAAGTTGCGCATGTGGGTGACGCTGGGCCAGGCCGCAGTGTGGTTGCCCCACAGGCGCAGGCCGGTGCCGAAGGCGTTGAAGACGGTGGTGATGCCGTTTTCGTTGAGCAGGTTGACTTCGCTGTGTGAATCATCGACCCGGGCGGTTAGCGGCCGCTCCAGGCCGATAACGCCGATCAGTTCCTGGTTGGAACTGCTCCACCAATAGCCGTGGTCGTTGTCGACTTTGGCGCGCAGGCCGGCGGCGCGAATGGACAATGGTTGCAAGCGCTCGCCGTTGGCGGCGTCGTGGACTTTGATGTGCGGGTAGCACAACCGAACACGGTCGCTGCTGGTGTTGAAGTTGATGGAGCCCGCTGGCCCTCGCCCGGCCAGTACCTGTTGCACGGTGGTGCCGATGGGCGCGTCGATGTAGGCGATGCCGCCGACCTGGCCGGCCGAGGCGCCCAGTTCGGCGGTCACTTCTTTCAAGGTGCTGAAGCCTGGGGCAATGAAGATTTTAGGAAAGAAGCCCAGCTGGTTGTAGCTGTCTTGGAAGGCTTTCAGGCCGGTGCGCCGCCCGGCAGCGTTGACGGCGCCGATGATGTCCGTCGCGGTGACTTTGCTGGGGTCGGCGTGGGTGTAGTCCACTTTGATCTGTGCATTGGCGGCAATGTTGCCGGTCGGCAGGCGCCTGATGTGGCCGGTGGGCCTGTCGACTTTGTAGTCGGTGCTTTCTTGGTAGGTGACCAACCCGTCGGCGGATTTTATTTGCAGCGTTTGCAGGGCGCCGTGTTCCAGTTGCAATAGATCGTTGGGGGCGAACTGTTTGTCTTGCTCGTCCACGGCGGTGCTGTGGATGGCGGGATCGAGCACGTTGACGACCAGGACGGTGCCGGCGCCGAAGTCGAAGACGCCTTGCAGGGCTTCGGGGATGGAGAATCCTTGCAGGTGCGGGCCGAACTGCGCGGCGTGGATGTCGTTAAGGCATAGGGTCAGTGCGTTGATGGGGCCGGTGGGCGCGGTGCCGACCACGGCGATAACGGCGGATTTGACCATGCGGATGGACCTGGGGCCGCGTTCGACTTCGGTGGTTTCAATGCCGTGCAGGTAGTTGGCGGGCATGGGTTATTCCTTAAGGGCGGATATTGATGGTGCTTGTATTGCCTTTGCGGATGAGCCCGCTGGCAGAGGGTTGGCGTGTAACGGTTGCAGGTGTTTGAGGGCCAGTAGGACGCGGGTGTATTCGTGGTCGGCCGGCATGCTGACCGGTTGGCCTGGGTGCAGGAGAACTTCGAGGCGTTCGCCGGTTTTGCCAACGCGTAGAGAGGCGCAACTGGGTGGCCCGGCGTAGCGGTAGGTGGTGAGTTTCATGGGTGCTCCTGAAGCTGGACGGAGGTCAGTTTTGGCCCGCTTTCGTGGTCCTGGGTTTGCAGGTGTGGGATGCCGGCGGCGAAGTCTTGGGCGTACTGCCAGAGGCCGTTGTGATGCCCGATAAAGTGTTCGGAGACGGGACGGCAGGCTTGGTCGGCGTGCGGCGGGTACCAGCCGGTGAGGCAGGCGCGGATGCGGTCAAGGTGACTGACGACGCCGTCTTTGCCATTGAGTTGGCGGAACACCAACGTGAGGCGCAGCACCAGGTGCCGTGCCTGAAAGCAGGCGTCGGTGCTTTCTGACTGGCCGAACGTGGATTTGCCGTAGGCGAGCAAGACGGCGCCGCGGGGATGGTTGAGCCGGTATTGCAACGGGTTTTCCGGAAACAGCTCGATCATCAGTTCGCTGCCGAGGTCGGCTTGTAACCGGGCGAGCATGGCGTCTAGCAGTTGTTCGGTTTGGGTTTTGGCCGGCGTCATTAATAGCGGTCCCACTGCTGGGCGCCGAATTGTTGAGGGCGAGCGCGCACGCGGATCTCGCCGGGTTCTGGCACGGTCTGGCCGGTGGGTGTGCCGAGGGTGATGACGCCGTCGCGGATGTTTTCCAGTAGCTGGAGGGTGTCTTTGCGGCTGTCTTTCACGGCGTCTGGCAAGGCGCCCTCGGGGCGGCGCTGGTAGAGCCAATGGCGCGCTAGGTAGACGACGGCGTCGCGCAGGACGGTGGGCACCGGGTCGAGCGGCAGTTGATAGCGACCGCGTAGGTATGCGATAGGATTTATCTCAACCCTCAACAGAGAACGGCGACAGGCCAAGATGGGCCGATTGCAAGTGAGCTCAAATAGTGGTCTGTCCCCAGTTTCTCCGAGCTAGTTGCCAGCGCAGAAGCGCCGAACGCTCATCCGCCAAGCGCTGCGCTTCGGTTGTGCTTCTGCGGCCTTGAGCGTTTCGGCCATCTGATCCCGGTCGTAGCGGAGCAGGTCCAGGACGCTGCCACCCATTGGCTTGAAGCCTGCACGGTCGCTGATAAGTGCTCGTCAATATCTTTTCTTGAACTGCAGCACCACAGACCGCTCCGTGGAGCAGGTCTAGGCATGAAGGCCCATGTCTCATTAGTGTGAATTGGTCCTGGCTGTGCGCGATAAAGTGATCTATAACAAAGTCGATAGTCATGATAGCTAGCACCAAAGTGCGGTTCAGATAAATTTATAATAGGAGCATGGCGCTATGGCGGCTGGAGCAGTTGCTAACACATTGGGTCAACTCGTCGGTCAGCAGTTTAGTTGGCTTCCTGGTAAGTCTTCTCTTTTAGAGGAGAGTTGTATTTTTGGGCCAATGCGTGATCTTACATATGCTTTCAGCTGCTATGAATTTCCATTTCTAGGTGCGCGGCGAGCTAGTATTGCCTTGGATAGAATAATTGCGGTATCAGATGGGCTTATTCAGGTTCTTGCCGGTCAGGCGGTACCAAATAATGCATTCGCTGGCGGGTTGAGATCGTACAATAACTATGGAGTTTGGCAATGGATTTGGTGGCAAAATACGCCTTTAGCAGGCGATTTTGTTCTTTTTAGTGGGGCGAACGCGCGATACAGTGCGCATGTGGCAATTGCAACTGGAGTTGGGTATGACACAGTTACTTTTGGGCATAATGCGATTTCTGGTTTGCCAGCTGCACAGGCTTTACCTGTGCAAAATTTAACTGTAGATCAAATATTTGCTCTCAATCCAGCACTTACAACGGCCCATTTCTTAACTCCAATATGGTAG